TATATGATCAACGAATGGAGAAGGAAAGATATCATCCATCACTCTATCCTGATGTACGATCAGGAAAACAGAGAAATTTAGATACACTAATTGAAACAAGTGTATCTAAATTTGTTTATTCTTTGCGCTCAAATCCTCCATTTGATCTCGATATTCCCAGGCTTAACAAATACTTTATCTATTAGGTTTTTGATGATAAGTTTTTGTTTGTCATAATCAAGTTGGGTTATATCCTTTGTGCCAAGCAGCTCTTTAAATTGTTCTTTGTCTTGTTCTTGATTCAACGCAGGATTATTTTCTAGCTCATTCTCCAGCAGTTCTTTTTGCTTCAAAAAATTCTGAGTTTGCGATCTCAAATCATCCAGATCTATCATATCATTTAGATAGAGATCATTTAACCTTCGCATTTTATTATTGAGTGTTTCGATTTGATTTTGGATATCTTCAACATTGATCACATCGGTTCGCTCAAACATACTCTCTAACTTTGCTTTGTTAAGTTGCAATAGTCTGACTTGACTTAGTACATGTATTTCAATATCAGACTTCTCATAAAATCCAGTATCGCATTTCTGAGCGTCATTATAAACTGTGATACCCTTTGTTTGGCGTGGAAACCTGTTAATACACTGATAACGCATATTGCGCGTGCCATCATTTCTCTTAGATCCTAAAGTTATTTCCATCGGAGATCCACAAACTCCGCATCTGATGATGCCAGATAGCATATACTTAGCTCTAAATGGTCTCCTGTTGTTATTTCTTTTATATGCCTCTATTTGTCTTTTCTTTAGCTCCTTTTGAGTTCTATCGAACAACTCAGCGCTGATGATCGGCTCATGTGTGCCTTGGTATACTTCGCCTCTGAATCGATTCATTCCCTTATAGACAGGATTTCTTAAAATCCTACTCACTCCTTGATAGCTCCAAGGTTTGCCGTTTCTTAACAAATCGTTTTCGTTTAGATAATCTCTTAATTTTGTTAGCGATCTACCCAATATATACTCATTATAGATAGTTTTAACAATAATAGCCTCTACTGGATTGATATTAAGCGAGCTGGTAACTTTATCATATGTATAACCAAATGCAATCGTACTTGTCATCATAGGTTTCCCAGCTTTTGCTCGGCCAATTTTACCCATCATCATCCGCTCTCTGATCGTATCTCTGTCTAATTGTCCAAATGCTGACAAGATACCAACCATGGCTTTTCCTAGTGGTGATGATGTGTCAAAATTCTCTGTTAGACTAATAAAGCCTATCCCATTTTTCTCTAGTACATCTTCGATAAATGCTATATTATTTCTCTGAGAGCGCCCAAGTCTCTTTAAGTCGTAGACAATCATGGTATTAAATTTTTTCTTTTTAGCGTCTCTTGAGAGTCTACTCAACTCTGGCCTTTCGATTGTTGCACCAGACACACCAGCATCAACATATGTATCGTATATTTGCCACTTATGGATGCTACAATAGCTAGTGAGTAATGCTATCTGTTCATCTATACTATATCCTTCATCTGCTTGTCCTTTTGTACTAACTCGGACATATATTGCCACTTTATTCATTATTTTCCTCCCTATTTTGTAGGTTTTATGATAAAATAGGGTATAGGAAAAAGGCCTATACCCTGTTTGGATTTTGTGTCATTCCAAATGGTCGGTAGGTTATTTTTTTCAAATTGGTTTAGGTTCCATGCTCAAATTTTGGTCGAGGAGAGCATGGGCCTTTTTTGTATTTATTTATTATTTTTTAGTTTGAAAAACACGTCCACAATCCATGCAGTACCAATTATTTTTCCCTTTTTTGCCAGCAAAACCAGCTAATAATCCAACTCCTCCAGTTAGCAAAGCCCCAGCTGCAGCTTTACCAGCAGAAAAACCTTTTCGATCTTGTTGCATAAATTGCAGATGTTGTGACCGACAATATGGACAACGAACTTTTGATGAAAACATTCCCATTTTTAATCTCCTAAACAGCTTTTAGTGTGGATCAGTTATTGCACTTTATTTTAATTTTCTCTATATACTCCAACAACTTCTCCGATCGTTCGGATGTCATCATTCTCTGATAAGTGGATTTCTTCATAATTATTATTGAGGCTTTGCAGATACCACCTGCCGTCATAGTCACGCTTTAATTTTTTAACAAAGTTCTTTCCGTTGATTTGGAAAATGCCAATGCTATTTATTTCAACCTGGCTTGTGACCTCAATAAATAATAGATCATCATTTCTTATCAGAGGTTCCATGCTGTCTCCGACAACCTGAGCGATAGTATCATATTTATCTGGCACTTCATCTTCTATCAGGTTGACCTCCATATGTAAGTTTTCCTCTTGATAGCTACCAAGTCCAGCAGCAACTACCCCCTCAACATGAGCAATAATCCTATTTCTATCATCAGATATAGATATGATATTGTTTTCTTGCTCATGCAATTGATTCTCGGCATAATTCATTACATTTTCTTGTCTGGTCGGTACAAGTTGATCATAAATGACTTGTATTTTAGATTTATCGTTGCTAATTTGCTTATCCATGAAGTAATCGACAGACACACCAAAGAAATCAGCTAAAATAGCAACAGATCCAAGCCTAGGCTCATCTTTGTTGTTTTCCCATTTTGACAATTTACCTTTATTGAAATTGACCGTATTAGGATATTTTGCATTTAATCTTTTCTCAAGCTCATCTAAAGTTAGATTATTCTTTTTTCGCAATTCTCTTATTTTAGATCCTATCAAGATTTTACCTCCTTACATAGTAAGATTATAGCACACTTGTTTCGATAACACAACTTTTTTTAAAAAAAATAAAAAAAGTTGTTGACAAAGAAACTAAAAAGGGATATACTTAATGCGTAGGTTGCGAAAAGGAAACCTTAGAAAGGAGTTTTTTGAATGACTAAAGCATATCTTGGCTTAAAGTTGCTAATCGAAAAGCATGGTTACAAACAAAGTGAAATTGCAAATAAGATCGGTATGAGTAGAAGTACTTTCAGCCAGAAAATCAATCGCAAAGATGGCCGTGATTTTTCTTTGTCAGAGGCAAATGCTATTTCAGACATTTTAAGCGAACCTCTATCAAATTTTTTTACAAGCTAGGTTGCGAAAAGGAAACCTTAGAAAGGAGAGTTCAAAAAAAGCACCTTGGATTGCAGTCGAAAGGCGCTTGAAAATATATTTATACATTAATTATATCACATGGTTAGAGTTTTATAAAGATAGAAAGGAAATAGTATGGTTAAAGAGCATTACAAAATAACTCATTTAATGGCTGATGGTTCTAGACTTAGCGACATCACTGGTTATATCATACCAGACAGTAGCCCTGTCTATGACATTTTTAAGAGAATCAATGAAGATTATTGGGAGGTACAAAAATAATGTACATCTTTCAAAAATCCCTATGAAAACTATACATCTATGAGTAATGTTTTTCTTCAGGATGAAAAATTGAGTTTAGAAGCTAAAGGATTATTAGCAACTATATTGATCAATAAATCAGATTGGAGAATATATCTTGAAGAATTAGAAACCAGGTCTAAAACAGGTAGACAGACTCACAGAAAGGCTTATAAAGAATTAGTTGAGGCTGGATATATTAGAGTAATCAAACATAGTAAAGGGCGTGCTAGAGGTGTACAGACATATATCTTTGCTCAAGATATGCCGATTACAGATTTTCAGTTTGAGCTGATGAGAAAAAGGTTTGAGGCTGAGTTATCCACAGAGAATGATAAATCTGTTGATAACTAACCAATGTTTACATTTTACCGTTTTTACAAAAATGTATTTTACAAAAGTTGAAGTTACAAAAGATGTATTTACAAAAAATGTATTTACAAAAGTTGATAACTAACCACTAACAAATACTAATATTAAACAAGTACTAATATAAAACAATTAAGCCTACGGCACTAATTAAAAATAAATACTAATAGATAACAAGTTGTACTAAAAATAAATAAAGGAGGGAATAAATGGCAAGTCTAACTTTTCCAGAGTTGCAACAGAAAATGCAACTAGAGAAAAAGAAGTCAAGAGATGTTAAGTACGCATTTAGAAATGCTGAAGATATCTATACGACTTTTAAGGAATTAAAAAGTGATTGGTCTGTGATCGTAACTGATGAACTTATTGAGCTTGCAGGAAGAATTTTTGTTAAGGCAACAGCAGTAGCTTTCAAAAATGATGAAAAAAGCGAAAAGCATCAATCGACAGCATACTCTGAATTAAGTCCAGTACCTGTATTTAATACACAAAAAGGACAAATTAAGCAGATGCAAGAGCCACAATGGACAGGTGCTGTTAGCTCATACGCTAGAAAGTACGCATTGCAGGGCCTGTTTGCGATCGGTGAGAAAGATGTGGATGATTTACCAGTAAGTGAGGATCAGCAGCAAACATCAAATCAAAATCAAAAACAAGAACCAGAAAACAAACAAAGCCAATCTGATTTGATTAGTAATGATCAATATAAAGAGGTTTATGGCAAGGTTCGTATTTGGGCTCAACTGAAAAACGCTAATTTTGATCAAGTTGCAAACTATGTATTACAACATTTCAAAATACGTGATTTCCACGACATCCCAGAAGAACACTTTGAAACAGTTATGAGCTATCTAAACAGTCAAATTGCTAAAGCTCAAGGTCAAAACTTTAATAATTTATAAAAAAATAGAAAAGAGAAAATAACATGAAACAAACTAAAAAATTTATCGCATTGCAAAACAAAGAGAATGGTCATTTTGTGTCAGAATACAAACACAACGACAAGCGATTAGCTTACAAAGTTGGTCTGTGTGAATGTATGCAAGACGCATTAATTTTAGACTATGATGCTTATGAAGCTCAGGAAGAAGAAATCGCTGCATTAGCAGAATCATTTGGATGTCATATCGTTGTTGTTGAAGCAACACATGAGATCAAATTGCTTGATGGATCAGATGCTCCAGAACCTAAAGAACGCAATGGCCGATCTGGACTTTTAGACTTTTTGGAGGCGTTGAGTAAATGAAAGATGTAACTAACAACACCTTACAAAATATGATGCCAGTCCTAACACCAGCAAAGATTGAATTTGATTTTGATGCTTTTGATAAAGAAATTCAAAAGGCATTGTCTACATTTGCTGAGTTTGAAATGAGTGTTGAAAATTACGGCACAATCAAGGAAAACATCACAGTTTACAAAGGATTATACGACAGCCTAGAAACGCGACGTAAAGAAATTTCAAGCAATTTTAAGCAACCGTTAGATGATTTCAAGAATCGTTTTGATAAGTCCTTAAAACCATTAGAAGAATTGATTGATAAATTACGTGATGGCCGAGATGCCATTGATGAGCATGAGCGATTGTTGCGCGTGGATATCGTCCGAGCCACATTTGAAGAGAAATGCACAACGGCTGGCATCGAGAAATCCAAATTTGAAGATCGCTATGATGATTACAGTCTGAAAAAACATTTCAAAACTGGAAAATTTGAACTCAAGAAGTCAGCACTTGATGAAATTGATGCTCTAGTATTAGCTGAGTTTGATGCTCTTGAAGAGCTTAAAGCAAACAAGCAGGCTATTTTAGATCAAGCCAATGATTATGACTTACCAGCAGATAGCTATATCAGACATCTTGAAGACGGTAAGAGCCTTGTCGACATCCTCAAGATGATGAAATCAGATCGAGATGCAGTTATTTTGCGCAAAGAACAACAGGAGGCGCAAGCTAAAGCAGAGGCAGAACGCAAGGCAGAAATTGAGCGACTAGCACAAGAACAGGCTAACGCTAATATCAAGGCTATAGACGCTGAAACAGGCGAGATTTTAGAAGATGGCACAAATACCCAAGAGGTTAAAGAAAACACGTCTGATGCACCAGAATTTAGCTCTATTGAAGCGGTTAGCTTTGATTTGAGAATAACTTTCCCTTATGGTAACCCACAAGCTAAATTTTACAAAGGGCTTTTTGAGAGGGATGGAATTACAACCGAAATGCTCTTTGAAGGTAAAACACAAGAAGAACTAACAGGAGGAATTACAAGTGTCTTTGACTGATTTAATTAAGAATGTAAAAAAATGGTCTATGGATAGAGGGTTAGATAAAGCCAGCCCTATTAAACAGATGCAAAAACTCAGCGAAGAGTGGGGAGAGCTAAATGCTGGAGAGGCAAAGTCTAATCAAGAGAAAATCATAGATAGTATTGGGGATGTGATGGTTGTTCTAACCATCCTATCCCAACAAATGAATTTTGAAAAATCAGAGATCATACTTGATCCATCCCAAAATAACCGCTCGACTTATGAAGCAGATGAAACTCATACAGATATTTTGTTGCTATATGGTACAGAAGAAATCGGAATGCTTGCCAAACTCATGGTTGATTACTTGCAAAATCCAAGTCTAAATACAAATGCAATGATTCGATTCCATATCAGGAATTTAGCAAATTACATCTCCAGAATCGCAATCAATGAAAAAACAACTCTGGAAAAATGTTTTGAGATTGCATATGACGAGATAAAAGATCGCACAGGAAAAATGGTTGATGGAGTGTTTGTTAAACAGGAGGATCTAGAAGATGGAAAATGAACGTAAGACTTATTATGTATCTGGCCAAGCTGCTAAACACGCTTTATCACTTGATGAAACCATAGATATCGGGTATGAGACAGAGGCACAAAATGAATATATGGCAGCTGTAAATTTCTATCTATTTATGAGTTCATTCTGCTCTGGTGATAGATCAATACTTGTAATTGAGGTAGAGGAGATAAAGAATGATAAATAACGTTGTGCTAGTCGGTAGAATGACAAGAGATGCAGAGCTTAGGTATACCAATTCAAATATAGCTGTTGCTACATTTACTCTTGCTGTTAACCGACCATTTAAGAATGAAGCAGGTGAACGTGAAGCGGATTTTATTAATGCTGTCATTTGGCGTCAACAAGCAGAGAATCTTGCTAATTGGGCTAAAAAAGGCTCGCTGATCGGGATCACTGGATCTATCCAGACTAGGAATTACGAAAATCAGCAAGGGCAGCGCGTCTATGTCACAGAAGTAGTTGCAAGTAATTTCCAATTGCTAGAAAGTCGCAACAGTCAGCAATCCAACCAAGGTCAAGGTGATTACCAACAAAACCAAGGCAATTTCGGAAATAAGGGCCAGCAGGGTAGCTTTTTTGAGGGGAATACAACAAATCCAGCTCCAGGCTATACTAATGACAACGGGCCATTTGGCGGGTCGTCAAATCCATTAGATATCAGTGATGATGATTTACCATTTTAAGGTGCATTATGACGTGGATAGAAGAACATCTAGCCTTAGAGTTGCCTGAAATAACATCATATTCTGACATATTAATAAAATATGAATTAGGTGGTTATGAATGTCAAAGTTATTCTAAGGCTCTAAATAAAGTCGTTGTCAAAAATGACATGACAGCGATATATCAAGATCTGAAATCTATCGGATTAAGATTAAGTGATTTTGATGGGCAGTTATCACTGTTCCAGGAGTTGTAAATGAACAAAGAAAAAGAATATGCTTTGTACAAAGGCGAAAAATTGCTTGGAATAGGAACCAAGAAAGAGTTAGCCAAAATGTTAGGTGTAAAAACCTCGACCATTGATTTTTATCGATCTCCAGCTTATAAGAGGAGAACAAACGATCTTAAAAGCAGGAGATTGGTTGAAATAGATTAATAAACCAATTTGAAAAGGAAAAACAAAATGACACAATTTGAATTTATTTTAATTTTAGTAGCAGCACTTACCACGACATGGGCTGGATTAATTACAGCAGTCGCAAAGATTGCTATCCGCAAATATAAAGAGCGAGTTGAGTATTATCAAAATCCTAATACACAAATTGAAATCGCTAGCCATGTGATTCAAAACAAATGGTACACAACAGGTCAGGAGGTGTTCAGATGAAAGTATTTGATGGAGCAAAGCTGAGATCAATGCGAAAAGATGCTGGACTAACCCAGTATGACTTAGCCCCTCTTTTGGATATCTCACAAAATAGGATCAGTGACATTGAGAGAAATGTGACTGATCCTACAACGGTAGATATAGAGCGATTTGCAGAAATTCTGAAATGTCCAGTATCAACATTCTTGAGTGATGAAGATGATATCGAGGTGGTTGTTAACACCTTCAAGAAAAACAAGAAAAACGGAAAATCATCTGATGATGAAAGCGGATCATCTGAACAATTGGAATTATTGATTGATGAAGAAGTGCCAACAGGTCGAGATTTATCAGGTTACATTTTGATCAAACAAGATGTATATCAATCTCTGATTGAAGATAAAGAGAAATTGAAACAGCTGCTAAGTCTTTTGAAATAAGTAGGAGGATAAAATGGATAAAAAATTAATAGGATTAGACCTCTCGCATATTGCAGAGGGGGGATTGCAAGAAAAGCTTGATCTTGAACTAGAGAAGGTGTTTAACAACATCTTAGATCTTAATACAGATGCAAAAACAAAACGGACAATCACAATTACATTGAAGATGTCATCTAATGATGAGCGTACAGTTGTCGATACGATAATGGATGTAAAATCTAAGTTGGCACCTCAAAATGCGGTGGCTACAACCATACTTGTGGGTCGTGATTATGATACTGGTATGGTACATGCTAACGAGCTTAGAAGCAGCGTACCTGGACAAATGTATTTTGATGACGATGCACAATTAAGAACTGACATCGGGCAACCAGTAGAGGAAGTTGAAGAGCAAGAAAAAACATCCACTGATATCATTGATTTTAAAAAGAAAGTAGGCAACTAATATGACAACTGAAGGTATTAAAGAGGCATTAGAGTATGCAGTAGAACTAAGAGAGTGTGGTCAAGAAATTGTAGAATCATCTGACGGCACTGAATATTATGATTCTAGGAAATTTAGTCTCACTGAACTAAATCCAAAACGTTATCCACAAACTCTAGAACTATCAACTTTAACTAGCCTTGTTGACTATCTCAAGACAGATCTAAACCAATTGAAAGATCAAAAATTGATCGTAGTGGTTGAGAAAAACGATGAGGTTTGTGTGTGGTCAGAAAATGATGAGCTTGAACATCGTACATTGCTTGTGGATGTTAAAGCACGTATCCCTGAGCTAACATTTGGACGATTTTTATCATCAGAACAATTTAATATCATGTTACAATCAAATTTCATTGATGGAAATGATCGAGGCGCATTACTTGAATTTGCAAGTGCATTAAAAATCGAGAATGGTGCAGAGATTGAAGACAATGGAGTTTCACAGGTCGCAACAGTTAAAACAGGGGTAGCAAGTCTTGCTAAAGGTAAGGTTCCTAATCCAGTAGATTTGCGGCCATATCGAACATTTACAGAGGTTGAACAACCATCAAGTAAATTTGTGTTTAGAATCGATAAAAATGGGCAAATGGCCCTGTTTGAAGCAGATGGAAAACGATGGGTATCTGATGCAGTGAGCAGGATAGCAGATTATCTCAAAGAGGAGCTTTCTGAAGAAAAACATATCACTGTTTTGTCTTGATTTCGGAGAAAAAATGAAAAATAATATCAAAATCCAGCTCCATATATTTGTATCTTTATTAGTTATTAGTTTTGCTATGGGATTGATTTTTTCAAAAGTTCAATACGATGCAAAAATTAAGGAACTCGAAAAACAACTTGTGACTACTCAGGATTCATTGAAATTTGCTAATAAAAACAAAGTGATCATCCATCAAGTGGATAATTATGGCGGCGAAATGATCGGTACGATAACAGAAAAAGCGATTATAAATGGCCATTACACTGTTACAATTGGAGCTTATGGGAAATTCCTTGTGAACAAGGAACAATATGACAGTTTGAGTGTGGGGGATGATATCCCCGACTATTTAAAACAGTCTGGAAATTGACAATGATAAAAGGAGATAAGATGGCAGAGAAATCATATGAACAAGTTTTAGAACAGCTGATAGATGAAGATAATGTAAATCAGCCAAGCCACTACCAAGGAACTTTCGGATTAGAGGCAATTGATGTTGTTAGAAATTTCGCTGGAGATTTGACAGGGTTACAAGGTTTTTATTGGGGAAACGCCATTAAATACTTGCTACGGTTCCAGGGAAAAAATGGCATCGAAGATCTCAAGAAGGCTAGAAAAAACCTTGAGTGGCTGATCGAGGATCTTGGAGATACAGGAAATGAAGTTTGAGTTTTCCCTACCAAGAAATACTAAGCTAAAAGCTCTAAATATGGTTATCAATAGTAATGATAGGTACCATCAAACAGATAAAGCCAAAGTTACTAAGCGTATTAGAGCTTTTGCTTATTGGCACACTTTGACATCAAAGGATAAAACAAGGGGCGCATTTAGCCCCTCTAATCCTTGCGAAGTAACAGTTACTGTTTATAGCCCTACAAAATCAAAGCTAGATCCTCCTAATCTATATCCAACAGTAAAAGCTATCATAGATGGCATGACAGACACTGGTATTTGGACAGATGACAATCACAAGGTAATTAAAAAGCTATCTTTCGTGTATGGTGGTTTAAGTGGAGAAAAAGGGTGTTATAAACTTACTTTTGATATAGAGGAATCAAAAAATGGAAATTTTAGAAAATAATAAAACGGTGTTAGTTAAAGGCAATGTGATTGAATTTGAAAAGAGCACCTTTGAACCATCGAAATATTTAGTGCAGTTTCCAGACTTGACTACTGCTAGTTTGTCTGCAGATATGATTGAAGACGAACCGCAAAAACCAGTTGTCCCGCAGTTTGTAGCTGATTATATAGAGGAATGTAAAAATGATGACTTCCATTTATTTGGCGCAATGGAAGACATTTCTTCAAACCAAAAAAAACTGGATTATTGGTTTAGGGAAGACGACAACATGGAACTCTTCGCCCGAGCTTGGCTTGATGGCTATGAGGTCGAGGAGGTGGGAAATGAATAAGCAGGAATTGATTAGTATGTATGAGCGGATTAGTAATTTTTCTGAAAATGTCAGTACGAAAAAAGTTATAAAAAATATACAACAATTGGATGATCAACCAAAACCAGTCTTACCGAAAACTGTGGCGGAGTGGCTTGAAACGTGTAAATATAATAACAAGCAATTACGAGAATCACTTAATTTTCTGCCGTTTGGAGCTCATTTTTGGTTATCCGATTCCGAAAATCAAGAAATATTCGCCCGTGCATGGATTGATGGTTACGTGGTGGATGAACAAGATCGGTATACTATAAAACTAATTGAAACGAGACAATATTTACATAGAAGAGGAAATGATTTCTTTTTTGATGCTTATGTAAAACCAAAAGATAATCCAGAGATTGTTTTCACCCAAAAAGATCTTGAAAATGCTGGGTTTAGTTGGGTGTTTGATTGTCCAGGTGTTGAGGTTCAGGAGGTGGAATAAATGGCTAAATTAGTATTAAAAAACCCTTATTTTGAAGAAGAAATAACAGTAAGAGAAGATTGCACTTATTTTGAACATTCACTAGATAACCTTAATTATGGGCATGTAAATTGCATCCAATTACATCAAATCGAACCTAATGAAGCACTTATCACTATCAATCCAAAGAATTTTGCAAAAATTGAAATTTATGATGACAAGGAGGTGGAGAATGAAACCTTGTAAATATCCATATTTGGGAAGAAAAAAGAAAGAAACTCCATCGCCAATATTTTATGCACAACCAATTTTAAACAATATTCCAATTGTAGAAGAGATCAAGGTTGATCTCGGAGTTGAAGCTAGTACAGGGCGTTCATATCCAGAAATGTTAATACATTTAGATATTTCGGGATATGGAAATAGAGTACATTCTGTACATCGCTTTCCTGGTATCTATCTTACTGTTGGTGAGTCAATCCAACTAAAGATACTCTTTTATAAGAGGCTTAAAAATTTTACTGCAGATCGTTTCTTGACATTTAGAGAGTCTGATTGGAAGTTTTTTATTCACGACCTAGTCAACGAATTTATGCATTAGAAAGTTGATGAGGATTTAAATTAATGACTAAAAAGAAAATAGAGCGTCTATCTGTCATACATCGCAGGGAGATCAATTGGCTAAAGTGGTATTTTTTGAGAGATAAGAAAAATCCAAAGAAAACAATCCTGGAACAAAAAATACACGAGGCATTTTTAGAAAACGACATTGAACAATCTGTATTTCTAGTCAATTTAAAATCAGTAACAGATGAATATATCAAAATATCAGATCGAAAAATGCTGAAGACAATAAAAGAAGTATATGTCTATGAGAGTCTGAATGTGATCGGAGCTTGTCAAAAAATCCTCTATTTAAGTCCAAGCTCAGCATATTCTCACATAAACAGATGGTTTGATAAGTATTTTGTATCAACTTATAAACATATCCCATTGTTAAAATAACCGTAAAAATCCCCTAACCTGTGTATCTATAATCAAGATATACAGGATTTTTTAAAAGGGAAAAACATGGATCAATTACAGATAGAATATGTCGATATTGGCACTGTGAAACCATATTACAGAAATGCCAGGCATAACGATGGAGAAGCAACTGAAAAACTAGCGGAATCAATAAAAGAATTTGGGTTTCAGCAGCCTATTTTGGTAGATGATAACAATATCATTATTACGGGCCATACTAGGCTCAAGGCTGCATTGTTTTTAGGTATCGATAAAATACCAATCGCACGCGCTGTCGGATTATCAGATGAGCAAATTAAAGCATACAGACTTGCAGATAATCGAGTGGCAGAATACTCGACGTGGGATAAAGAGCTTTTAGATATAGAACTTGCTGAGTTTGAGACAATCGACATGAGCAAGTTTGGGTTTGAGTTATCGATCTCAGGACTAGATTTTGGCACAGCTGATCCAGAACAAGATCAAGTAGAGGAAGAGCCAGAGGATTTTCACAGAGAGACAACCATTAATCAGTACAATCTTTTTAATTATGATCCAGATCGTACAGAAGGTAAATATGATATGCCTGTTTTAGATGGCGTTGATCATGTGCCAGCTGATTTACAAGGGTTTAATTATGTTCTGAATAAACCAGATACAACTAAAGGTGTACATTTCTTCTTGGATGACTATCAATTTGAAAGGATATGGCAAAGGCCAGAGTTTTATATCGAGAAATTATTAGATTTTGATTGTGCTCTAACGCCAGATTTTAGCTTATATCTAGATATGCCGATAGCAATGCAAGTATGGAATGTTTACAGATCTAGATTGATCGGGCAAATCATGCAAGATTACGGTATTACAGTTATTCCAACCGTATCATGGTCAACCAAGGATAGTTTTGATTTTTGCTTTGATGGGCTACCTCAAAATGCCACTTTAGCAGTTAGCACTATCGGAGTGAAACAAGACAAAGAACAATTTGAAATCTGGATCGATGGCATGAATGAAATGATCAAGCGATTATCACCTACAAAGATCATAGTTTATGGTGGCAAGGTTGATTATGACTATAAAGATATAGAGGTTATCTATTTTGACAATGCAACAACAGAAAGGATGAAAAACAATGGGCGGTAGAGGTGCAAGATTATCAAAAGGAAAAACAAATCTAAGACAAGGTAAATCAGACTCAGATAAAAAATTAACTCCGATACAAATCAAACTCAAGAAGAAATTGATGAAGAGTAGAAGAGAAAAGAGAGAGCATAGAAAATCAATCGGATTGAAAAAAACCATCAATTACGACACAAAGGATAATCGTATAGTGAGGACACAGGGTGAAAGTAACATGGTACGCGCAAGCTCTTTTAGACTTAAACAACGACAAAAAACAGGTGTAAGCGCCGTTTCACAAACGCATGGAAAAATGAAAAAACGTTGGGATAAACACTTTAACGAACATCACACCGCCAAGAGATAACAGGAGGATCGCATGGGAGGCAGAGGAGCAAAACTAAATTTGTCAGGCGTGCCTAAAAACAAGCGAAAAGCCATCGCTAGTTATCAAAAGCAAATCAATAAACATTATGATAAAATAAAGACAGCTAAGAAAACTGGCAGAGACACAGAATATATAAATCACTGGGAGGCTGAAATAAGAGCCTTTAAAGGGAATATAGACAAAATAATAGATAGGAGGAATAGGAAATGATAGATTTGTATGATAAGTTAAACGAACGGATATATGACAATTGTAAGATGTATTATGATAAGTACTCACAACAAGATGAATTGACCGATGAACAATCTGGTATCATGGGTGGCCTCTACCAATCACTAAACATCGTTGCAAATGAATATCTTGTCAATAACGAAAATGACAATGCAAAATATAGAGACTTGCTAGACAAGATAGAAAAGCTATTAGAAATAGCGTAAAACATCCCTCTTTATGTAAAATAAAATGAAATCATGAGTAATATTACTTGTGATTTTTTTGTTTGAAAGGAGGTCAGGTATTGCCTAGGGATGGAACTAAAAATTTAACTCCTATGAACAAACGAAGTTTGGAGGAACAGAAAGAACTTCAAAGAAAAGGAGGTAAAGCATCTGGCATAGCAAGGAGAAAAAAAGCTGACTTAAAAAAAGCATTTGAGACTCTGTTAGCATTGGATGTGACAGATAGCAAAATCAAGAAACAGCTTGAAGAAATGGGTATGGATGGAAACAATGAGGCTTTGCTGGCCTTTGCAACGTTTCAACAGGCAGTAAAAGGCAATCAGAAAGCTACAGAGAATATCATCAAGCTAACAAACACCAAGGATAAATACGACATACAGGAGCAAAAAGAGCGTATCAAGTCGCTTAAAATGGATAATAAAGAGCGTACAGAGGCTAACAAGCTTACAGATACCCCTATTTACATCGTAGATGAATGGGCAGATGAGGTGGAGGGCACGACAGATGACCTTTAAAGTACAGAAAAATGTAAACCCTCACTTTAAACCTGTATGGATATCTAACTTGCCTTACAACGTATTAAAGGGTGGCCGTAACTCTTTTAAATCGTCCGTGATCGCTTTAAAGCTTGTATATATGCTGCTAAGGTATCTAAAAGCTGGAGAGACAGCAAACGTTGTTGTTATCCGTAAAGTAGCCAATACCATAAGAGATAGCGTATTTAATAAGATTTGGTGGGCTCTGAATCTATTTGGGTTAGCCAATCAATTTAAAAAGACAGTCAGCCCTTTTCAAATTATCCATAAAAAGACAGGATCGACATTTTATTTTTACGGCCAAGATGATTTTCAAAAATTAAAGTCTAACGATATCGGAAACATAATAGCTGTCTGGTATGAAGAGGCTGCTGAATTTGGTAGTCAAGAAGATTTCGACCAATCCAACGTAACTTTCATGCGCCAAAAGCATCCACGCGCTAAGTTTGTACAATTTTTCTGGTCTTACAATCCGCCTAGAAACCCCTATAGCTGGATAAATGAATGGTTTGAGTCTGTGAAGACTGATAAGGATTATCTAGCACACTCCAGCACCTATCTCAATGATGATCTAGGATTTGTTACAGATCAAATGTTGAAAGATATAGAGCGCATCAAAGAAAATGACTTTGATTACTATAGATACCTATATCTAGGTGAAGCTGTCGGTCTTGGTAATAATGTGTATAACATGAGCACATTTCATCCGCTGGATGCTTTGCCATCCGATGACAGGTTGATTGGCATATCATTTGCCCTGGATGGTGGGCACCAGCAATCAGCGACAGCCTGCTGTGCTTTTGGGATAACAGCAAAGGGTAAAGTCATATTACTTGATACCTGGTATTACTCGCCAGCTGGACAAGTAGTCAAGAAAGCGCCTAGTCAGTTATCAGAAGAGATCTATGGCTTCATCAGATCGGTTATAGATAAATATAAAGTACAAGCTCTGCAGTACACGATAGATAGCGCTGAAGGAGCTCTCAGAAATCAGATGTATCTTGATTTTGGGTTAGTATGGCATCCAGTAGCCAAACTGAAGAAAGTAACTATGATCGATAGCTTTCAGTCGCTATTGGCACAAGGCAGGTTTTATTATCTCAATACAGAGAATAACAAGATATTTATTGAAGAACATAAAATGTACAGATGGGATGAAAAAACAATCAAATCAGATAATCCTAATGTCATTAAAGAAGATGACCACACATGCGATACATCACAGTATTTTGTGCTAGACAATGCGAAAATACTAGGATTGCGCGTGGGCAATACATAAGGAGGGCACACATGAGCCTATTGCAAAAGATAAAAGACTTTTTTAACCGTGGGAGGTATAACATGGAAACATCAAATTTAAATAGCATACTGGAACATCCTAAGATTGCTGTATCATCGGATGAATATGATCGCATACAGCGTAACCTAACTTACTATCAATCAAAATGGCCTGATATTAGCTATTTAAACTCTGATGGAGATTTAAAACATCGCAAGATGCAACACTTGCCGATCGCCAGAACGGCTGCTAAGAAGATCGCTAGTTTGGTTTACAATGAACAGGCTAAGATCTCAGCAAAAGATGAAGCACTGAATGAATTTTTGAATGATATGCTATCAAACGATCGGTTTAACAAGAACTTTGAAAGATATTTAGAGAGCTGTTTAGCCCTTGGCGGGATAGCTATGAGACCTTACGTGGATGGCGATAAAATCCGTGTGGCATTTATCCAAGCTCCAGTGTTTTTGCCTCTCCAAAGCAATACACAAGATGTTTCTAATGCAGCCATATTGACTAAGACAATCAAATCAGAAGGACAAAAGAACATCTATTATACGCTGGTAGAGTTTCACGAGTGGGTGACAAAAGATGGCAGCGAGTTAGGTAGTACACAGGAGAAAAACATCTATCGGATCACTAACGAGCTTTACAAATCAGATCGAGATGGAATACTTGGACAGCGCGTGAATTTGCAAACGCTATATCCAAACCTTGAGCCAGTAACTATCATCCCTGGATTAACACGGCCATTATTTAGCTACCTCAAGACTCCAGGGATGAATAATAAAAATATCAATAGTCCTTTGGGTCTCTCTATATTTGATAATGCTAAGACAACCATTGACTTTATCAATCGCACATACGATGAATTCATGTGGGAAATCAAGATGGGCCAGAGACGTGTGATCGTACCTGAACAGCTGACCAAGCTAAAAGTACAGCGAGAAGATGGAGAGATAAACTTCAAGCGTCGTTTTGATGTTGAGCAAAATGTGTATATGCAGATCTCAACAGGTAATATGGATGATGGAAATATCATTGATATTACAACACCTATCCGCTCATCTGATTACATTTCAGCTATTTCAGAGGGGCTGAAACTCTTTGAGATGCAAATCGGAGTATCTAGCGGTATGTTTACATTTGATGGCCAAGGAGTCAAGACAGCAACCGAGATTGTCAGCGAAAACAGCGATACATATCAAATGAGAAATAGTATTGTAGCCCTTGTTGTACAAGCGATCAAGGAGCTTTGTGTCTCAATGTGTGAGCTAGGACAATATGTTGGGTTGTACAATGGCCCTGTGCCTGAATTAGATGATATTTCAGTTAATCTGGATGATGGTGTATTCACTGATCGACATGCTGAACTTGATTACTGGATGAAGATGGTAGCAGCTGGATTTGCTAGCCAAGAACGAGGTATTGAAAGGACGCTCAATTTAACCCCTGAAGAAGCTAGAAAAGAACTCGCTAAAATCAATGGAGAATTACCTGCAGAAAATGATGCAGAACTTGCTTTATACGGTAGAGGAGAGTAACAAGATGATGAAATTTTGTAAAAAAATAGGGGCATGGCTAGGTATTAGCATGTGTTCAAGAATTTTTAGGGATGAAGTAGGCAGGTGGCTAGATGAAAGAGCAGAAGAAACCAACTCTTAACGATCAGCAGTTTTCTCTTCAAATGCAGGCTGTCAGTGATATATATGCTAAGATGCAGATTGAGTTGTTCGATAGCATGATAAAACGACTCAAAGAGCGTGGAGCTGCTGATTTAAAGGAAAATCCGTATGTGTGGCAACTCGAAAAGCTAAACGATATGCACATGCTGAATGAGCATAATCTCAGGATCATTTCAGATCGCACAGGTATCGCTGAGAGTTTGCTAAGAGATGTTATTGAAAATGAGGGGCTAAAGGTATACAAGGACACCAAGGATCAGCTGTCAGACGATCTCAGACAATCTCACAAAGGATATGTCAGAAATGGAGTTACAGATGCTCTTGAGTCCTATACATCGCAAGCTATCGATGATCTGAATCTTATCAATACAACATTGCCAGAGAGTATACAGTCTGTATTTAAATCAATCGTAGAGCAGACAGTCGCAGAGGTTGTGGCAGGTACCAAAACGGCAGAGAAAGCTATCAATGAAACGATAATGAGCTGGCAGAAGAAAGGTTTTACTGGATTTACAGACAGTGCAGGCCGTGAATGGCGGGCAGATAGTTATGCCAGGGCTGTTATCAAAAGCACAACATACAGAGTCTATAATGAAATGCGTATTGCTCCAGCCCATGAGCTAGGAGTCGATACCTTTTATTACTCAACAAAGCGGACAGCAAGGCCAGCTTGCAGCCCTCTTCAAGGTAAGATAGTTACATTTGGAGATGGCGGGATAATAGATGGTGTTAAAGTCTATTCTCTATATGATTATGACTATGGATCAGCTGGTGGATGCCTTGGGGTACATTGCGGGCATTATCTCACCCCGTTTGTGATTGGTATAAATGAACTACCAGACTTGCCAGATTACCTCGCAAACCTCACTCCAGAACAGGCAGAAGAAAATGCACGTATCGAGGCAAAACAAAGGGCCCTTGAGCGGACAATAAGAAACCACAAAGAGCGATTACACTATGCAAATACAATGAATGATGCAGATCTCATTCAATCCGAAAGATTAAAAGTGAGAATGTACCAAAATAAAATCAGAGATCTTGTGGATAACTATGATTTTCTGTATCGAGATTACAGTAGAGAGAAGTTATACGCATAATCTAGATCTAGCGTTGCTATATGCAGCGCTTTTTTGTTTGCTCAAACCGTAAAAAATCCCATCGATTCAAAGGTATATTGAGAAAGTAAATAATATTTTGCTTGAGGTGGGAGTTATCCACCTAAAAAGAACTAGGAGGGTACAAATGGCATTTACAACCGAAGAACTACTCAAACTTGGATTGACAGAGGATCAGGCCAAAGATGTCTTTGCTTTACATGGTAAAGATTTGAACGCTAGCAAATCAGCCGTAGATACTATCACCAAAGAGCGAGATAGTTTGAAAGACCAATTGCAAAATGCAGAGGCTCAAATCGAGAACTTGAAGGCTGCAGAAAGCACAAGCGCTGAAACAAAAGAAGCTCTTGAAGCTTTGCAAACTGAGTACAACAAGTACAAAGAAGAGGCTCAGGCAGAACTTGCAAAGACGCAGAAAGTGAACGCTATCAATCTGGCTTTGAAAGATACCAAGGCGCACAATCCAGCAACATTGATGAAATTTATTGATGTTGATGCTATTGAGCTTGATGAAAACGGCAATCCTAAATTGGATGAGACCATCAATGCTCTAAAAGAAAGTGACCCTTATCTGTTTAAAGCAGATGAACCTGAGAAACCAAACCCTAACATTTTCCCACAAGGAAATCCAGCGGCTGGCTCAGGATCTCCAGATGATGACTTCGCAGCTGCTCTAGGACTTATTTAATAAATTTTAAAAAGGAGGCTATAAATGTCTATCAATTACGTTACTAAACGAGAAAAACAATTTGATCAGAAATTGATGCAGGGCGCATTGACAAGTATTTTAGAAACACCAAAAGTTAATTGGTTGGGTGCTAAATCGTTTGAAATCCCTACTGTATCTGTATCTGGTTATAAAGCACACACGCGCTCAAAAGGTTATAACGCTGGTACTGTCTCAAATGACAAGAAAGTTTATACCCTTAACTTCGACCGTGATATTGAGTTCTTCGTTGACTCTGCAGATGTTGATGAAACTAATGAGGAACTGTCAGCAGCTAATGTCACAGGTACATTTATCACAGAACATGCAACGCCTGAACTTGATGCCTATCGATTCTCTAAATTGGCTACAACAGCAATTACAGCGACTAAATTCAAGTCTGAGGATGACTACTCAGAAACTAATGTGTACTCACGCTTGAAATCTGCTATCTTGCCTATCCGTAAGTATGGAGCAGCTAACATCGTGATCTATGTATCTAGTGAGATCATGGATTTCTTGGAACGCTCAAAAGATTTCACGCGCTCAATCTCCACTACTTCACCTCAAGGTATCGATACACGTGTTACATCTCTCGATGGTGTACAAATTATCGAAGTTTGGGATGATGCACGCTTTAAAACACAATTTGAGTTTACAGATGGCTTTGTAAAAGCTTCTGGCGGTAAAGACATCAACTTCCTTATCGTGGCTAAGCCAGCAGTAATCGCAAAGGCTAAATTTAACTCAATTTATCTTTTTGCTCCTGGCCAACATACAGAAGGTGATGGATATCTTTACCAAAACCGCATGTACCATGACTTGTTTGTCTTGGAAAACAAAAAAGATGGCGTTTATGTTTCTCATAAATCCGCTTAGGAGGTAAGAAATGAAGAAATATATTAAAGAAAATCAAGTTTACACTGTCCAAGAGGGCAGTGAGCTTGAGGTACAGTTGCTATCAGATGGTTTTGAGGAAGTCGTAGAGGCTGAGGAGAAACCAAAGAAAACACGCGCTAGCAAAGCTGACGCTGAAGCAAAAACTGAAGATGAGTAGGGAGGGATAGAGTATGAGTCTTTTTAAAGCACAAAAAAATATCTACTTCACAAGTCTAGAAAAGGATGTTGCCGCTGGTGAAACTATCGAGCTGGATCAAGAATACGCAGACGCAGTAAATGCTGATTTAAAATCAGCATTTCCAGATGTTGAAGCTGTACTTGTACCAGTTGAAGATGAAGAAGACAAGCCAAAAAAGGCAACACGCGCTAGCAAAGCAGACGCTGAAACAGCGAAAGATGCAGCAAACGATAAATAAGGGGTGGCAACACCCTTTATTTGTAAGGGAGGTTACTCATGTCTTATTTAACACAAAAAGAGTTTGTCGATCTAGGGTTTGATGCTGTATCAGAATCAGATTTTAAAAAACTGTCCAAACGGGCAAAGATTGCTATTGATTTATACACCCAAGGCATTTACCAGCGGTATATCAATTTTGATAATGAGATTGATTATCGTAAACAGGCGGTGAAGTTAGCCATGGGCTTTCAAATAGCTTATCTTGATTCATCTGGGCTCATGACGGCAGATGACAAACAAACAGCCAAAAGCGTATCTATCGGCCGTACTTCTATTTCTTATGTAAGTCAGCAATATTCATCAGCTCAGCGGTTCAACCTTTCGCTGGATGCTGAAAACGTCCTGAGACAGGCTGGATTTAGTCTGATAACGGCAGTTGATTATGATCGATAAACGCTTATTAACAGATGTTGTTTCTGTCCGAAAGGTTGCGGGCAAAAACGAGTTTGGAGACGAGAGTTATGCTGAAGCGCTAGAGATTAAACCAGTAAGATTTGATCGATCAGTGAGCGTTACAGGTATTAATAACTCGAAGTCTCGACAAAAATCTGGCGTTATCTATATTTACCCTAGATTTGCTAACGTGACAATTGATGATACTTGGCTTGGTGCAATTGTTAATGATGGATCCCGTGATTATATCATTACAGGTTATCAGCCTAATTACCTTAACAAGAAAATATTTAGCTATGAAATCGAGGTGATTTGATGGCTGATGTTAGAGTTGTTGTTGATCTTGGTGGTGTTGATAGAAAACTATCTCCAGAAGCTGAAAAACGCGGAAAGCTAGCAATGGCTAGCCAAGGGATGATGATCATGGAGCCATATATACCTTTAAGAGGTGGGCCATTGAGAGCATCTGGACGCATTGAAGCAAATGGAGATATCAGTTATAACACCGTCTATGCTAGAGCTCATTTTTACGGCACAAATGGGATTGTAGTGTTCAGGAGATACAGGACACCTGGTACAGGTAAGAGATGGGACAGGGCACTAAAAGCCAATGTCGAGAAATTGAAACAAGTTGCCGTTAGAGCAATGGGGTTGAGATGACACAGAATAATAAAAATTTTCAACTTGTGCTGTTAAATCATATCAACGCTATCAATAACCTACCATTAGAAGCTCGCCTTGATTACTTCAAGGATGATAAAGATGATTTAGTCATCAATGCTTTACCTGGAGGATCAATTGATAAGGAGTACATGGATGGCACTAGAGAAGTGTCTCTACCTTTTGAAATTGCTGTTAAATGCAAGAACAATCAAAAGGCTAGCGATACGATCTGGCTCGTCAACGGAGACTTATCTAGCTTTGATATTGATTTACCTAGCACAGATAATACTTATACTTTTCTTTCTCTTGATGTCGGAAAACCTGGCATTAATGGAAAAGATGAACAGGGTTACTTTGTTTATACATTGCAAGTGACCGCTAAATTAGAAATAGCAGGAGGATAATTATGGCACGTCAAAAAAATGCCAAGCGCAAACACTTAGTAGCGCCATTTGACCCAAGTAAAGCAGACATTGTACCAGCTGATAACGAATTTTTCCCATTGGCAAAGTATATCGAAAGTATCGAAGATGATACTGATGAAGAAACAGATGACAAGGGTTATTATGATGGCGATGGTACGAAAGAAGAAACTGTTACATCGGTTGCTGGTGCTTACACAGCTGAGGGTCTCTATGATGCCGATGATAAAGCACAAGCTCTTATCGCATCTATGAAGTACAAGACTGGGGATGGTCGCAGATTGTGGCATCGAGTAATTGAATCAAATGGCAAAAAGTCAAATACGCAAGTAGCTAATGTGTCAGAAATTAAAGCTGGTTCTGGAGACGCGACGGATTATGAAGATTTTGGCTGCAAACTCAAATGGATCAAAGCGCCAATCGAAAAAGCTATCACCTTATAATTAGAATTTTTTGGAGGAAATAGAAAACATGGCACATACTTATAATTTTGGGAATATCAAAGATGTTACAGTATTTAACATCGGAGATCTCACTCTTGAATTTGCTCCATCGGATGCAAAAAGCGAGTCGTTAGTTAAGAAATCTATCGAATTAAAGGAAAAAGTGGATCAATCGGATAAGTCTGGTACTGAATGGGAACAACGCAAAGAACTTAAATCTTTGATGGATGAGTTCTTTGCGATGATGTTTGATGAAGATACGCCAGAAAAACTTTATGATGCGTGTGGCCAAAACACAATCACATATCTCAAGCTCTTCTTGATGATGGCTGAGGCTGTTCAAGAAGTTAATGAGAAAAAACAAAACGACGAAACATTCAAGAAGTATCTTGCTGAATAATGTTTGATATTTCCAAAAAAATGGATGACAGGCTGGTACTCGGTGATACAGAGTATCAGCTTTTCTTATCCTTTGATCGAGTGTTATGGGTCTTTGATATGTGGGGCAAAAAGCACATACCGCCAAATTTAAAACCTAAACTAGCACTAGCTAAATTAACTGGTGATGAAAGTTTTAAAGACATGGACACAGAGTATGCCATGGCTGTATATGAAGATGTATTTGATAAACATATCAAGATCATTAAGGCTGGAAAAGATGTACAGCGTTACGATTTGGAAGGCAATCCACTACCTCAAAAACCTAATAACGACTCAGATAAAGATGATAAACCTCTTTTTTCTATCAAATATGATGGCGAGTACATTTTTGCGTCGTTTATGCAAGCCTATCAAATGGATTTGATTGAAGAACAAGGGAAATTGCACTGGAAAAAATTTAATGCACTGCTATCTGGTCTACCAGACGGCACTAAATTTGTTGAAGTAATGAAGATTAGAGCTTGGAAACCCTCAAAAGGTGACAGCTCGCAAGAAAAACAAAGGATGCGCAAATTACAAGAAGAATATGCGCTACCAGATATCTAAGAAAGGGGGGATTAAATGGCTTCTGATGGAAAAGTTACCATTACCATCGATTTGGATGGAGCAAAGGCTAGAGGTGAGGTTAAATCACTTAAAAGCATGTTAATGGGGCTTGGTGATACATCATCAAAAAGTTTTGGTACTGGTTCAAAATCTGCACTAGGGTTTGGTACAGCTGTAGCTATCGCTAGCAAAGCTGTTTCTACTGCAATGGGAGCTATTTCTAGCTCCATGGGAGGCGCTATTAGTCGTGTTGATACGATGAACCGTTTCCCTAAAATGATGCAGGCTATGGGCTTCTCTGCAGCCGAGGCTAAAGGATCTGTGGATGCCTTGGCAAAAGGCATCGATGGATTGCCTACGGCTCTGGATGAGGTTGTGGCAACCACTCAACAACTAGCCTTGATGAATGGCGACTTAGGCAAATCAACTAAATTAACACTGGCTTTAAATGATGCCTTTCTAGCTTCTGGATCGTCAGCTGCTGATGCTAGCCGTGGTTTAGTTCAATTTAGCCAGATGATGTCGTCTGGGAAAGTTGATATGCAGAGCTGGAAAACCCTCATGGAAACAATGCCACTGGGTCTCCAAAAGACAGCAGAGGCATTTGGATTTGCTGGGGCATCTGCTAAAAACGACCTGTATCAGGCACTTAAAGATGGAACAATCACATTTGATCAATTTTCTGACAAGTTGATCGAACTTGACGGCGGTCTCAATGGTTTTGCTGAGTTAGCGCGTGTTAACTCAATCGGTATTGCAACATCATTTAAAAACATCAAAACAGCTGTTGTCCGTGGTGTGGCGAACATGATACAAGCTTTTGATAAAGCGGCACAAGCTAGAGGTTTGGGAAGTATCGCCTCTAATTTGGACAAGGTTAAAAAAGCAGTATCACAGGCATTTGATGCGGCAACACCTCACATCGAGCGCTTTATGGATCTGATCATGCAATTGTACTCAACCATGGAGCGTAATGGAGCGATCAAGGCTTTAAGCTGGGCTTTCTTTAGTGTAAAAAGCGCTGCTGAAAGTGTGTTTGAAACATTCACTAAAGGATCTGGATCTACTGGTTGGATATTAATGGCCAGCCATGCAGTGGAAACCTTTGGAAAAGTTGTAGCTTCAATCGCTCAAGGTGTTAAAAAGTTTGTTGATGGATTCAATGAAACAGATGCTGTTAAAAACTTTAAGTTAGCAGTGGAGGATGCCTTAAATGCCATAGAAAAGATTGCTGGTGCTGTACAGCAGAGCCAGATAATCAGAGATCTAGGTAAAGCATTTGGAGAGGTAGTAAGTCAAATATCACAAGCTGTTTCTACCATAAGCGAGTTTATATCATCAATGGATCCTACGACATTGCAAGCGATTGTTGATGGGATTATCGCTTCTGTGGTTGCTCTTAAAGGTCTAAAAACAGCTAAAAACGTCATAACCAGTTTGTCAGAATCATTTAATGTGCTGAGATCAGCTATCACAGGCCATCCAATTTTAACACTAGCAGTCATTATAGCTGGCTTATATACGGCATTTATGACGGCCTATAACGGGAACGAAAAGTTTAGAAAAGCCGTTGATAAAACTGTAAAAGCAGTTACTGACTTCGCCAAAAAAGTAGGAGATATGTTTAAAGGATTTGATCCTTCAATTCTCATCCCTATAGTTGGAGGCTTGACGAGTATTATAGCCACTCTTAAATCGATGGGTAAATTAAATGGTGTGTTTAACATATTCAAAAAGATCCCAAATCCATTTAAGAAATTTGGCAAGAACGCCAAGGATGCTTTTGATGGCATCAATTCATCTGCTAGTCAATCTAAAGGGATTATTGAGCAGATATTCTCTGGTATAGGCTCTGTTCTGGAGTCTATCGCAAACGGGATCTCCACAGTAATACAAGGTATAGGTTCTGCACTGTCCACAGTAGTACAAGGGTTTGGTAAGGCTGCATCGATGGCTAACCCTGCTCAATGGTTCGCAATGGGCGCAGCGTTTCTAATGATGGGTGTCGGTGTGACGTTTGCGGCCGCTGGTATCTATATTTTAGTTCAAGCTGCAATCCAGCTGGCTAATGCAGGTACTGGTGCTCAAGTTGCCTTGTTGGCCCTTGGTATTGGTATAGCAGTTTTAGCTGGTATCTTTGCATTGCTAGGGCCAGCATTAACGGCAAATGCTGCTGGTATACTTGCATTTGGTGCCGCTGTCCTGATGGTTGGGGCAGGTATCGGTATAGCAACAGCAGGGATATCTCTATTGGCTCAACAGCTACCAACAATTGCAGAATATGGTGTAAGTGCATCAGTAGGTATGTTAGCTATTGGTGGCGCTCTATTAGCCATTGGGGCAGGAGCCCTTGTTGCAGGAGCTGGATTACTTATTTTAGGCGCAGGGCTACTTGTTGCAGGGGTTGCAGCCCTTATTGCAGCTGTCGGGGCACTCGCTCTTGGAGCTGGTTTGTTGGTTCTAGGCGCAGGGCTTAAAGTAGTCAGCGCTGCACTAAACTCAGCTACTCCATTCATTGATGCGTTTTCCGATGCGATTGCAAAAGTAGTTACAGCTATTAGCTCTGGACTAACCTCTATTTTAAATGCCTTAGCTGGTGTTATTAAAGAAATAGGTAAAGCAGCACAAAATGCTGGTAATGGTTTTAAAGCTCTAGCTCAAGGTGTGGTGATGATCACCAATACTAACCTTGCGGACATGGCAGCCTCACTCGGAGCTGTCGCTGTCGGAGTCGGAGCGATCAGTGCTGCAAGTGGTGGAATGGCAAGCGCTGGGGCTGGCATGAAGTCTCTGGGGCAAGGATTGGTAATGGTTAGCACGTTTGGAGCCGTGGCAATGGCATCCCTTGATAGCTTAAAAACAGCCATGACATCCCTACCATCTACCCTGTCAACAACAGCAACGGCATTTGCAACATTTAAAGAACAAGCTGTAGCTGGTATGGCTGGTTTATCAGCAATAAATGCACCAATTACATCATTTAGAGCACAAATAACAGCTATTGTACCAGCATTATCGATGGCTGTTACTGCATTTGCTCAATTAGGATCATTGGCATCTGTTGTATCAAGTCAATTGACGATGATCGCAACAGGTACACAAACTGTCACAACGGCATTTGCCACTTTGCCAGGACAAATCCAAATCGCTATGCAGACAGCTCTAACAGCTATTATTAGCGTCGGTTTACAAATGCAGATGCAAGGTAGATTGATCGGTGTTAGGACTGTACAAAACATGTCTCAAGGGCTCATTAGTGGCCAAGGACAATTAATGTCTGCTATGTCTGCACTCATTAATGCAGCAAGAGCTGTAGGTATGTCTGGTGTTGGTGTGATGCGATCTGTTGGGGCTTATATTGGCCAAGGGTTAGCCCAAGGTATGATGAGTGCTTTAGGAGCTGTAACAGCGGCAGCTAATGCCCTTGTCGCTCAAGCTGAAAGAGCTGCACAGGCTAAAGCGAGGATCCACTCTCCATCCCGTCTATTTAGAGATAATGTTGGTCGTTATATCTCTCAAGGGGTAGCGGTCGGTATTTTGGCGGATGCCAATAAGGTAGATGATGCGATGGGTAGTGTGTATGATCATATCCAGTCATTTAGCTTTAGAGCAGAGGATGTGATCGGTATCGGTAAGTCTAAGTTATCCAAGATCGTACAAGTCAAATCTGACCTCGAAAACGCTGTAAAAGCCACTGTTGAGGTCGCTAAAGAGAAGAGTAACAATCTACTTAAACAAGCTCTTGATGTTGCTGAGAAAGCTGTCGAGAGACCTGTCAATACCTATCTTGATGGTGATGTGTTAGTTGCCAAAACAGGCGACAGACAAAAAGCCTATCAGGATAGAAAGACAATCATAAATAACAGGATGAGAGGTATAACAATTTGAGCAAAGAAATGACGTTTAATGGCGTAAATATGTCTCGCTATTTTCGTATCACAGACATCATCCGACCAATCGGCAATAAGAGGAGCATCGCTAGCAACGATGCCCCCTTTATTGGTGTTAATGTGCAACAGGTAAAGATCGGGCCTAAAGAGCATACTATCAAATTTGACATGAAAACTAATACGCCTGAAGAAATGGAAAACCTCAAGCATGAATTAGCTGGTGTGCTGAATGTTTCAGAGCCAGCAAAGATTGTATACGGTGACGAACCAGATAAATACTATCTTGGTTATCCAGTAGATGATGTTACACCAGATAACATCACAAGATGGTTTCAGCGGTCAGAACTCAAGATCTTCATCGCAGATGGCGTAGCCCATTCCTCGACTTATCGAGAGTTTAACGATGTCAAAATTGACAGTGGAAAGCTAGTAATTGAGGTGGATAACAGAGGTACTACTCACGCTTTGCCGATCATAACAGTTAATCACAAATCAACTAATGGATATATCGGACTTGTCAACTCCGTTTCAGCGTTTGAGCTGGGAAACAAAGAAGGATATGTGACAGATCCAAGACTGAGATCAGAAAGCCTACTAAATTATCGAGGAGACAAGGTTTCTGCTGGATTATCTTCTGGTCGTAGAAACCAAGCTATTCTAAATGATACATCACAAGCATTAGATGGAACACTTGGGATTGTTAATGTATGGAATAGACCACATATGCACATAACAGGCATTGGAAAAGGTAATGGCAACCATGCAGCAAGTCTCACATGGGATATACCAGCGGATTCATTTGGAAACCGTGGATCACTAAACGAGTATTTTTGGTGGAGACAAGTTTTTCGGGTCGGTCGATATGATCAGCTTGGTTTTATTAAAATTATGTTTTCAGACGAACAAGGCCGTTTTCTGTATGGTGTAGAAAGTATCAAGAGAGAGACGGGTGCTAAATGTGAGTATAACTTCCTGGTCACAAATGGACAGGGTGGATTTAAATTAGTAAATCAGTGGGAGTTTGAGGCAGAGGAGAACCAAGCAACAAATCCGTTTGATCCTCCTAGGGGTTGGTCTGATTTAGAGCGTAGAGATGATGTTGTACAGGTCTTTTGGTTTGGTGGTTATCACAAATTTAGGGTGCCAGAAATCGCTGGTAAGAAATCTGCTAAGATCCATATCGCCCTAGGCACATTCGGAAACAGAGAATGGCCAACACATATGTATGTTGATGGTTTTGAGTATCGAAAAGATATGGTTTCTGGTAACCGAGCTGTACCAAACAGATTTTCGGCAGGTACAGAGGTAGTTATCAACAGCGAAGATGACACTGTACAAGTAAATGGTATCGATAGTGTTTCAGATGTAGTGGATGGATCTAACTGGCTATCCATACCACCTGGCAAAAGCTCTATTGAGTGCTATCTATCAAGTTTTTCTGGAGATAAGCCAAGTATAAAGGTACAGTTTGAGGAAAGGTGGCTTTAATGTTATTAACAATACACAATCAGCATCTAAAAAAAGTTGCATTTATCGATAATAACAAGCAAAAAACACTGAATTATTACGATGATACATGGACAAGACAATTAGAGACTGGATCATCAACATTTGAATTTACAGTATTTAAGCGATCTGTCCAATCGGATATGTTGGGATATAAAGCATACAAAACATTACATGATAAAGCTTTCATTTCATTCAAATACAAGCAACAAACCTATGTATTTAATGTAATGAGGGTTGAGGAAGATGAGCATACAATCAAATGTTACTGTGAAAACCTTAATCTTGAATTGCTAAATGAATATTCAAACCCATATAAAGCTAAAGAAGCAATGAGCTTTAAACAATACTGTGATATCCTTGGGCTTCTCAACTACTCAGCATTATCAATTGGAATAAATGAGGTGGCTGATTTCAAACGTACTCTTGAGTGGGAGGGGCAAGACACTAAACTTGCTAGGCTCTTATCTTTGGCAAACAAATTTGATGCAGAAATTGAGTTTGAGACAAAGCTAAACCCTGATAGTACTTTAAAATCATTCAAAATTAATGTTTATCGAGAAAATGACGACGAGCATCAAGGAGTGGGTAGGATCAGAACAGATATTAGGTTGGAATACAAGAAAAATCTAAAATCTATCAAGAGAACCGTGGATAAAACTGGCATTTTTAATGCTATCAGACCAACAGGTAAGACAGAGGGTGATGATCCCAAAGAAGTTACTATCGGTGGCATGGTTGATCCAACAAAAGAGAAAAATGCTAAAGGAATTTTAGAGTTTTATCAAGATGGAGATGTTTTATATGCTCCTATCTCTCGACAAATGTATCCATCTGCATTTGCTCCAGAAAATAATGATGATCAATGGATCAGAAAAGATTTATTTGTCGAATCTGATAACCAGAAAGTTATTAGAGCAGCAGGGTTGAGAGCTTTAAAAAAAGCAGCTTATCCAGCTGTTACTTATGAAATAGATGGATTTTTAGATGTTGAGATCGGAGATACAATCCAGATTTACGATAACGGCTTTTCTCCAGCACTTAACATTAGAGCCAGGGTATCAGAACAGACTATAAGCTTTACTAATCCTCAAAACAACAAGACAACCTTTGCTAACTTTAAAGAGCTTGAAAATCGTCTATCTAGCAACTTACAGACAAGACTGGAACAGCTTATAGAGGAATCCAGACCATATAGCATCCGCTTATCATCAAGTAATGGTGTTGCATTTAAAAACAACGCAGGCACATCTATCATTACTCCTGCACTGTTAAAAGGTAGCAAGGAATTGTCAGAGGTTGTCTGGAAATGGCAATTAGGCGATGCTGCTATCACAACTGGTAATACATACACAGCTAATGGATCGCTTATCACTGGCGCAGTTAAATTAACTGTAATGGCTTATTTAAATAACAAAGAGGTTGCTAGAGACTTCCTTTCTCTTGTCAATGTCAACGACGGGGCAAGAGGGGAAAAGGGTGACAGAGGAGACAGAGGGCCTCAAGGCCCACAAGGTAACCAAGGAATACAAGGGTTACAAGGCCCGAAAGGAGACCAGGGCATACCTGGGGCTAAAGGGGCCGATGGTAGAACTCAATATACTCATATCGCTTTCGCTGATAATGCTAGCGGTGGTGGTTTTAGTCAAACCAACCAAAACAAGCCATACATTGGTATGTATCAGGATTTCAACCAAGCAGACAGCTCAAACCCCGCCTCTTATCGTTGGACTAAATGGCGAGGTGATGATGGAGCAGATGGCATACCAGGTAAACCAGGAGCTGATGGCAGGACATCATACATCCATTTTGCCTATGCAGACTCTGCAGATGGCCGAACTGGATTCACTGTCAATGGTGGAAGTACTAAGCGATACATGGGAACATATACCGACTTCAATCAAGCTGATAGTACAGATCCAACTAAGTATAAATGGGTAGATGTTTTAGGGAATGTAGAACTCGGTTATCGTAATATCCTACTTAATACCCTCGATATGACAAAATATCATATTCAAAATAGCTCTGGTGGAGATGAAGCCAATATATTTTCATATGATAATTCCGATGATAGTGTTGTCATTAATTCAGGAACACAGCCAACTTATCGATGGTGGGGATTGTCATGGGATATGTCTATTAAATCGGTTAAAAAAGGGGAGACCTTCTCTATTAGGTTGCCTATCTATAGGTACTCTAGCGTAGCATTAGATAGTAGCGTAAACCTAATGCTGAAAAATCATAATAAAAATAGTTCCTTGTTCAATTACGATCTGAGTAATTCTAAACCCGATTCTTGGGAAATACATAATATAACTTTTACAGCAGATAAAGACTTTGAATTTGATGGATATAATTTCTATATCTTTATAGCTAAATCTGGAAAAATTAAAGTTGGAAAACCTATTATGGTTCGTGGGAATATTGTTCCTAAAGATTGGGTAAGTGCTCCAGAAGACACAGAGAATATTATCAATTCCAAGGCTGATCAGGCTATCACTCAAGAACAACTAAATAAGTTAGCCGAGAGAGATGCTTTATTGAAAGCTGAGATGGAGACCAAAGCCGCTCAGGCATTGGTTGAAACGTGGATCAATGAGATCAAAAACCTAGCAGCAGTTGATGAGGCAGGTCGTAAAGAAGCTGAAGCTGCAGCAATTAGAGCAAGTGAGCGGATAGTAGATTTACAGAGAAAAGTAGGAGAACTCAAAATCATGACAGAGTTCGTTGATACTTACATGTCACAATCAGAAGAAGGTCTGATCGTTGGTCGTAAGGATGGCGCTTCTAAAGTACTTGTATCTAATGATCGTATTTCGTTTATTTCTGGCGGTAAAGAAGTGGCTTCTATCTCTCAAGGTGTACTCCAGATCGATAATGGGGTGTTTGTTAAGAGTCTCAGGATCGGGCGTTTTGTCACAATGCAAGATCCAACAAATCCAAATAGAAATTTAACTCTTTATGTAGGAGGTGCTTAGTTATATGGTACGTGTTAATTTTAGTGGCGACTATGGACACAATTTACAATTAGATCTTTTTTCAGCCTGGAGCGCTCCTGTTGAAGGAAAAAATGAGTCTCTTGTTAATGTGCAGGTCATTCTGATTGCAAACCAATATGCGGCCATCTACGGCTCATACCCAAGAACGTTGTGGATCAATGTCGGAGGTATACAAGAGCAAATTACAGTTGATGTTGGCATCACACAAGGGCAAGTTAAGCCACTTTTGCAGAAAAACTATACCATTCCACACAATGCAGATGGGAGTAAGACGATAAATATCTCTACGGCTCTTGATGTTAATGTTGGTGGCTATGGAGTAGCTAGGGCTGACTTTAATCTAAAACTAAAGGACATTGCCAGAGCGAGTACTGGTGGAGCTGTAAATGCAATGATAGGCACACCAGTTACGATACCGATCGATCGCAAAGGCGAATCATTCACTCATGCTATACAAGTACAATTTGGTAGTTACGATAGAGTTATAAGTGGTAGCGACCTTACAACCAGTTACACATGGACACCTCCATTAGAGCTATGTAATCAATTGCCAGACACGACTAAAGGCGAAGGATCAATAATCTATATCACGTATCAAAACGGCCGAGAAATTGGACGAGATACAAAACGCCTCACTCTATCTGTGCCAGACAGCGTAAGGCCAACATTGGACAGTATATCAGTAATTGATAACAACAAGGCAGTATCTCGCCATTTGACGCAAAATAAATTTATCAGCATTTTATCTAATCTTAAAGTTGATTTTGGTAATGCAGCTGGAGCTTATGGATCCACAATCACAAAATACAATGCTTACATAGTCAACAAACCATATTCAACTGATAATGATGGTGTGATTGGTCAAGTCCATGAAGTAGGTAATCTAACTGTCAGAGCAACTGTGACAGATAGCAGGGGGAGAGTTAGCCAACCAAAGGATGTATCAATTGAATTGCTCGATTATCACTTGCCTCAGATTAGTTTTGATGTAAAGCGTGTCGGGTCAAACGCAGATCAATTACAAGTTACGAGAAATATTAAAATATCACCTCTGACAGTCGATGGTGTCCAGAAGAACAAGATGAAAATATCATTTAAAGTGGCACAGTTTGGCACAGATAATTTCATCGCGGACACTGGATTGGCAAATGGAACATTTACTACCGTCGCATCGCTTGTCAATTCATCCGCAAACCTGGGCGGTCGCTATCCATCTGATAAATCTTACATCGTTGTAGGCACAGTCGAGGATAATTTTACCAGCTCTAGCTATCGTTTTGAGGTTGCCACTAGATCTGTTGTAATGTCCATGGATCAAAACGGGGTAGGTATTGGCAAAATCCGTGAGAGAGGTGCTCTGGATGTTGGTGGGGATATCTACTCCAACAATAAACCAATACAACAACTGCAGTTGACGAGAAATGATGGCAATGTCCATGATATACGTACTTCTATACGAGATTGTAATGATGCCCGAACCTCTGGATTTTACGTTATTAAAGGTACTATTGATGGCACTAAAAACAGTCCAAGTCCTAAACCAGGATTACTAGAAGTATTTAACTTAAATGAGCGAGAATCTTGGCAAAGATACACCACAACACAGCTAGAGTCGTATATTAGGTTTAGAAATTGGGGTAACACTTGGGGCCCTTGGGCTAAGTATAACATAGTAGATAATACTTCGACTAAACCTGCTGAGCCAGTTGCTCCGACCGCGATTAAGAAAGAGATAACTTGGCCATGGGGTCTATCTGCTTACGCTGTACGTATCGGCAATACTGTTACTATATCTATATCCCGCACGATTAAAGCCATAACAAGCCAATATGAAAATACACCGATGCGAGAAACTATACCAGAAGGGTTTAGACCAGCTATTGACGTAAATATGATTATCACTGCTAACGAGAGACATAATGTCATAGGTAATGCGATTTTTCATTTATTTAACAATGGCGAAATTAGAATGACAACCAGCATAACACAAGATGCTGTCTGGACAGGTACTATAACATATCTCACAGAAGATCCTATGCCTAAATAATAAAAAAACCCTATGAATTGAGGAGATAATAGAAAAAAGGAGGACAAAATATGTCAAAGTTAGAATTTAAATCAAAGTCGCTAGATTATGATCTGACGAATAACAAAAAAACTCATGTAATTTTGGTTGATGATGATAACTCAATTGTAAATATCTATCTTGATGAGTTAGCAATCGATTTATCAAACACTGAATTGTATGAGATGGCTATGCAGAAGCATTACGAGATCAACTATCCAGGTAAAGCCGAAGAGGAGAAATTTACTAAGGTAGATGAGAAACTGGATGGTATGGATGCTGCAATGGATGTTATTTTAGCTCTAGCTGTGGCTACAAAAGGTGGCATGAATGTTAACCTGTACAATAAGATCGCATCTGTCGCAAAGCCACTCACAGCAAAAAAACGATATGTAAATGGTGATGTGATTGCCATGCCTTATCCGTTTGATACAAATGAGAAGTGGCCTAAAGATACAGCAACTCTCTTTATGTTCTCGATGCAGGAAAACGAAGGTTACACATACAAAGCGCAGAAAGTCGAAGACATGGTGCGCCAAGGTGTACTTAGTATGGTAATGCCTAAAATCGAATAGAGGGGAGGTGAGGAAATGTGGATCTGATAACATTTGTTGACAAATTAACCCCTGTGCTGGTCGTCATCATACCAAGCTACTTTAGTTACAAAAGTAATAAAAGTAGTAAAGAGACAGACAAGCGCATTGAGGCCTTGTCAGAAGACTTTGGAGGGTTGAAAGCAGCTGTTGCAAGCATACAAGAAATCGGAGATAAAAATAATGATGATTTAAATCTGATTCAAAAGGGCTTGCAACGACTCCAGCGGTTTCGACTCCAGGAGAACTTAAAAAAAGCTCTCAGGCGGGGCTATACAACCCAGCATGAGCTGGAAGAATTGTCTCGCCTGTACGAGAGTTATGTGGAACTCGGTGGCAATGGAGCCATCAAAATATTGTTCGAGAAATTCTCGAAACTAGATACAAAAGAGGAGAAATAATATGCAAGAAATTCAAAATATCGTTTTAACGTCTGTTGCTAGCGTGCTGGCAATCTTATCTGGAATTGCTGTAAAAGCCGTCAAAGATTTTCTGATCGCAAAAGGTGGCGAAAAATCAATCAAGATTGTTGAAATTCTAGCTAAAAATGCAGTAAATGCGGTGGAGCAGGTTTCTAAAGAAACTGGTTTTAAAGGTCAAGAAAAACTCGCTCAAGCTAAAGGGGCAGTTATTAATGAGTTAGATAAGTACAATATCTATATGCCAGAAAAAGACCTAGATATGTACATTGAGGCAGCTGTTAAGCAAATGGAAACAAACTGGAAAGGAAAATAATTATGGCAACAGTAAACGAAGCATTAAACGATTTATCAGCTCTTGTGTACTCAGGTACACCTGTCGGTAATGGCGAGTGCTATGCACTAGCAAGCTACTATGAGTCTCTTATTAATCCAGATGGTACAGTTGGATTAGGTGCTGGTGTCGGATATGTCAGTGGCGCAATCGGAGATACAATTTGCGCAGCTAATATCGGTACCAGCTACGATTGGAGCGCTAATGGATGGTCTGTATCTAGTGATGATGAATTACAACCAGGGCAAATATTAACTATCCAAGCCAACGCTTACAATGAGTATGGCCACGTTGTTGTTGTTGAAGCTGTGGATGGAGATCAGTTAACAGTTATTGAACAAAATTACGCTGGCGCTCGCTACCCTGTGCGCAACTATTACAGCGCATCTGACTATCAACAAACTGTAGCTCATTACATCGCCCCTCCTGGTGCAGAAGCAACAGAAACTGCATCTGACACTAATACATCAACCGAACCGAACAATTACAAAGAAGACGGTACAATGACTGTTACAGTAGATGCTATCAATGTAAGACGTGCTCCTGACACATCTGGAGAAGCGGTTGCTCAGTATACCAAAGGCCAAAGTTTCAAGTATGATACAGTGATCATTGATTACAATGGTTTTGTATGGGTGTCTTACGTTGGAGCAAGTGGGAATCGAAATTATGTTGCAACAGGGCCTACTCAAAACGGCAAACGTTTTGGAGACGCTTGGGGTACATTTAAATAAAAAAACGCATGAAAATGCGTATAAAAAAATAAAAATAGAAATATTAAAAATTTAATTCAACCCTACCAGCTAATGTTGGTAGGGATTTTTCGTTTTAATAGACAATTTTAATTTTTTTCGTTAAAACAGAAATATTTTACGAATTAATAATATGGAGGTGCAAAAATGAAAATACTAAATACAAAAATTGCGCATATCAACGAGTCTAAGCTTGGCTTTGAGCATTGGGTAGATGTGACCTATACCGCTCCAATATTAAAAGAAACATACACTGTTAGAATTATGCTGTTACTCGCATTTGAAACTAGAGATCCTGAAGTGTTACATTATATGATCAACGAATGGAGAAGGAAAGATATCATCCATCACTCTATCCTGATGTACGATCAGGAAAACAGAGAAATTTAGATACACTAATTGAAACAAGTGTATCTAAATTTGTTTATTCTTTGCGCTCAAATCCTCCATTTGATCTCGATATTCCCAGGCTTAACAAATACTTTATCTATTA